AGTAAATTTACGGATTTGTCTAGTAGCCTTATAACCGTAAAGCATAGTGTCTTTAATAACCTTTAAAGGTGCTGTTAAACCAAACACCATAGATTCTTCAAGAACAGAACGAATACCAAGACGTGGAAGAAGAGTTAACGCAGTCCAACCATTAACTAAACCAGTAGCAATTTTACCATTAAAAAATTCACCCATTGAACGGAACAAGAAATTCTTGTTACTTAAAGAATGTTGTTGCCATTCGTGAATTGGAGGTATTCTTAAACCGTCAGATAGTTGCCATTCGGCAACAGCCTTAGAGTTAGAACCACCCATAAGTGATGGGTCAATATCAAATCTTTGACCAGCAACAAGTGCTTCATCTGTTGCACCAACAAAGTCTTTTAAGAACTTTTGTAAACTTGGGTCTAATGTGTCAAGTAAATCTTTAGTTAAAGGAATACTTGTAGAATATTTTTGTTTAGTTAAAGCGTTGTAGGCTTTATTAAATACTTCTTTACCACCAGGTGTAGATAGTAAACCCATACCATTGGCAAGTGAAAGAACAATTCCATCATACATTTTCTTACGTTCACCAGGTGTTGCTTTAATCCAAGTTAAAGATATGTCATCAGACCAAGCATCATCAAAACCAGCAGTACGTGCTAATGCTCTAATTTGTGAAGCAGATTGAATACCAAGGTCTTTAACTATTTTACCTGTTTTGTCATACAAGTATTCGTATTTAATATTCATACGACCAGGTGCTATCTCAAAAAGTCTTTTAAATCTATCAAACTTAGAATACTGTTGTTTAACAATATTTTCAACAGCAGAAATTTTATCAGAATCTAAACCTGCTTCAATGAACTTATTTAAAAGTTGTCCACCAGAAGTAATCTCTTCACCGTCAAGAGTTTTTAAAGGTGTCTTTCTGCTAACCCCAGTTACTGAGTTTACAGCATTTCTTAAATTAAATTTGATGTCTTGAAAAACAGTGTAAGTTGGAAGAGTTGGAATAGTCTTAACTTGACGACCTTGTAATAAAAGGTCTGTTTCGTCTGCTTGAACAAGGAAAGATTTGGCTGATTCGGCATCAAAAACTTTATGTTTAGCAAATTGTTCTAAAGTTTCAATAGGTAAGTTTTCACCAAATTGTCTTCTAACGCTACCGAGAACTTGTGCTTGAACAGCCTTATCTGTTGCTTCAGCGTAAAGTTTAATTTGTGGTCCAGCGGTATCAAAGAATCTGCGAACCTTGCCACCATAAATAGGATTATCAAATGCTTTAGCAATTGACTCAAAACGTGCCCCAGATTTAATATCTTGTTCAATAATTTTAACAATGCTTAAAGCAGAAGCCTTATATGCTTGGCCTGCTAAAGGAATATATGTTAATGGGTCAAAAAATATTTGTGTTGCTAAATCTACAGAACCAGAAAGACGGTTAAAGATTTTACGGTTTGAACCAAAGTCACCTGGGTCAATACTTAAAGGTTTAACAAAAATGTCTCTACCAAGAGAAATCTTGGCAGTATCATAATCTGCTATTGCTTCTTTAAAAAGTTTAGATTTTTCTGGGTCAGAGTTTTCAAGCATTGCTTTGAACTCTGCAAAATCTTCAGGTGTTTGAAGAGTTGCTGCAATTTCACCAATAGTTTTACCGGTAGATAATTGTTTAGCAATCTTTGCAACAGAAGTTGTGTAGAAAGCGTCAACTTTTGTTTCACGTTCTAAATCAAAAAGAGCGTTACCACCTTCGGCAAGTCTCCAAGAATCAGCCCAACCAAGACCACGTTGTTGTTTAACACGAAGAGTTCTGTATGGTTGATTTAAAAGTTCGGAATAGTCAACAACTTTTTCAAGAACAGGTTTAAGAACCTTTTCTTTAACAGTTCCAAAGACACCTGTTTCAGGTTCTTTAACATATTGTGCGTCAGGGTTCCATTGTTTTAAAACAGTTTGGATGTTTTCGTCAAGCCCTAAATATTCTTTACGAGCATCTTGTTGACCAAGGTTAGAAAGTCTTCTATTGGTATTAACAAGGTTAGCAAATCCGTTAACTTCTTCTTTTTCCTGTGGTTGAAGTTTAGCAGAAGTTGCTGCTTTTAAAAGTTGGGAAGAAGCACTAAGGATAATATCTGCATCAAGTGCCATTAAATTCCTCTAAGTAAAGCCTGCTCGTATAACGCGGCTATTTCGCCTGTTTCGTCATAAGGTAAAAGTTTTTGTAATACTTGTGCAGTTGATTGACCTTGTTGGGTTAAACCAAGTGCTTCAATTCCTGGACCAGGACCTGCATTAGCGCCAAAGGTAACTGGTTCGTCAGGGCGTTGTGATGGTGCATTTAAAGGAATAACAGGTTGTGAGGCTGCGGCTGATGCGAGGCCCGAAGGCATACCTGATTGTTCAATACTCGGAGCCGCAGCCAAAGGAGCAGACTGTTGTGTTTCCATTAAAGCCTGTCCTTCTCCGTATGGGAGACCTGGAACGTATTTGGCTGCTTGTGTAGCGTCACCGCTTTGACCATTACCACCACGTCCATTAACGTTCATAGGATTGTTTTGCGGTGCTGTAGGTCTCATTCCACCTCTTGCCATTATTTATACGTCCTTAAATTAATTGTTTATTTTCCAGCGTGTTTTGGTGCTGAAGTACCGCGTGTACCAGATGGTTGTTTACCAAACATAATGTCTGATTTACCTGGTTTTGCAATACTTGGAACACCAGATTTTCTTGGTGATGCTACGTTTGCTTTTCCAGCAGAACCTTGGTTTGCTGGCTTCTTGCCGCCACTAAATGACTTCATTTGTTTCCTTTTCTTAGCCCGCAGGGACCATTCTTGTCACACTAGAAGATAGTGTGGGTTTACCAGAACCGGTTAATCCGGCTAGTAAAGATTGTAAAGGTGGTCTTCCACCTGGTCCTACTTGTCCTGGCACCACACCACGTGGACCACCAGTTATTGCACTTAATCCTGAAGCACCACCGGAGGGAGCCTCACCTGTGGAACCGGGGACGGGTTGTTCCATACCAGGGACTGCAGCCTCAGCAGAAGGTGGCGGTGCTTGAGGGGCAAACGCTTCCGCGATTACCTGCTCTATAGGTTGACCTTTTTGTCTGCCTGCTATAACCGTTGCAATACGACTTAAAATCTCACCAGGGTCTTGACCCTGTGTTGCCAACGAAGGAATTGCTTGAGCATACCCACTGATTGCTGCAACCAAAGAATCACGCAGTTTTTCAATTTCAATTTTTTGTTCTTCTTGTGTAACATTTATTTCCCACGGCATCTGACGGCGGAGGAAGTCACGGGAAATTAATTGGTCTCCACGCGCTTGAAGTCCGAATACCAAAGCCTGGTTGGGGTTTAATCCGGCCATCAGTCCATAGGTGACATCAACCGTATAATCCCCATCAATGTCTTTCTTGGGGGTATAGGTGATTTCATACGGTGCGCCAGCATCTACGCCGCGAACCGTCTTCTCGTAGTTACCGAAAAGTTTTTCATCCATCTCAAAGCAAAGTTCAAAAACTTGCTTTAATGCTTCAGCCAAAACAGATTGTGCTGTTTTAACTTGTGTATCAAATCCACCCATAAGGGCTTCAACACCACGACCTGTAACAATGCTTCCTTGGCTTACGCCTTGACGTCCTTCAGGGTAACGTGCACCCATACGCATTTCTTGGTCAAGGATTTGTGATTCAGCAAATAATCCAGGGGGCACATTTAAATCAACACGGCGAATCTTTTCAGGAGATGCGGAACGTATAGTTGCGTCAGGTCCCATTTCAAGGACGTTAACATCTGAAGGCAACGCAAAGGGTGCTTGAACAGATTTTTGTGCCGCCTCAAGTTGTAAAGTAGCAAAACGGGCACGTGCGACTTGTACCCATAGAACATCATCAAACTGTCCACGTTGTTGTTCATCAGAATCAACACCAGGTCTTACAGCAAAAATTACGTTTAATCTACCAAGAGGGTTCTTGGCGCGTTGTAAAATGTAGTTACCACGTTCAGGTAAGAATAGAACTGTTTCATCTTTGTCCATATAGCGCACAAGTTGTACAGGGCGCATAGAACCACGTTGTTCAAACTTACCAAGGATAACTGATTCGTATTCAGGGAAATCGTTAACTAAATCTTGTGCGGCTTTAACGTAAAGTTTTGTGTAGGAAAGCAAACGACCAAAGCGGTCAAACT